TTTGGCTCGTCTGAATGTCATTGTCAGCCATGTTCCCTACAAAAGCACTGACTGCACCATACAAAGGACGCCCATAATCATAAATCCGTCTTTCCTGACACTTCAGACTCGAAGCTCTTGCCAATTTTGCCTGATTGATCAGATGTGTACTGTAAGCTGGAACCAAAAATCCAACAACCTCACGGTAAGTGAGTTTTCGGAAGCGTTGTGGTGTGATTCCCGACCTATTGTCAATCAATTCAAATGAAGCGTGAGAATAGTCGTAATTTTTCACTTTTCCCGGGTCGTTGAAGGTGACGCGCAGGGTGATATCTCGACGTCTAGTGTAGGCCTCAGGATGAGGCATGCACTTAGGCTTCGGTGACAAAACATTACTGGAAGAAACCATCAGGTCAGAGCGAAAATACATTCCTTTCTTCAACAAGTGAGCCATTGGCATCACAAGAGGATTGTTTGACTTCTGAAGCATATACGAATGAATCACTTCAGGATCCTCGATCGCGTCGATGTCGTCGATTGTAATACACCTCTGTCCGCAATATCCATCATGATGTTTGAGTCCCGGACTCACTGGATAAATTCTCGGTTGGTTTGGGTCTTCATGTTGGGAGTCCATAAGCACTTTCGCAATTCGCGCAATGAGAGCAGATTTCCCAATAGCGGTCTCTCCGACGAAGCAGATGTGGAGCGGATCCCAGCGATATTCCTCCGCACTGTAGTTATCCATCGCTCCACTTTCAAGTCTGATGATGAGTCTTTCCAAAATCTGAAACTTCATATAGGTGTCTCTTTCAATGGTGGCACTCATCACCTTGTTCCGCAGCACAGTGAATCTCTTGTGGGCTGCGAAAAACTCGCTTTTCTCCTTTCCAGCATATGGTAGTTTGGAAAGGTTTTCTGCTTCTGCTAATCGTCCAAATTCCCGGGTTAATGACAAAATTTCCTCAAGAATCTCCCAATTCTTGGCTCCTCCTCCTTCCATTGGTTCAGTTAGGACGTACTCGTTGAGAGCGTCTACGATAACAGCCTGCACATAACCAAAGGTCACAGCAAGTGTAGACACTCCCATCTTGATATTGTTGAGCTCACGACCACGAATGGCTATGCGCTCAAACACCGTTTTGGCTTTGACGTTAGAAAAATCGTCTGCTCCAGATTGCTTCAACCCGATAGCGATAACAGCTACCGATATTGCCGCAGTGATCCCCTTCATAGGATCAACAGCTTCCAAGACCCCCTCCGCAGATTGATTCGAGGAGTCGTCGCGACCTGAAACATAAGCAAACAGTGCCCCAATCAAGTTTGATCGAAGGGCAAGTACTGCTCCTAACTTGAGGACGAAAGTTGTCCACTTCACCTTCTCGTTCTGGTAAAGGGACTCAATCAGATCGATCAACAAAATGACAGCGAGTGAAACATCACTCATTGATGGAACATGTCCAAGCACCCGTTCTAGTTGGGTCCTAATCATTGTTGTCAAAGACAGCAAATCTTCGCTGTTTTCCTGAATTCTCTCGTCAACAGAGGTTGAGGTATTTTGAAATTTTATCAAAGTTTCCTCCATCTTAACACTCAGCCTGTCAATGCGCTTCGATGACTTGCGCATGACTTTGTCCAATTTCTTACTGAGTTGGTAAACCGCTTTCCTTGCGTCAGCTGGAATTCGTGTCACATTTCTGAAAAATCCCTCGTCGGGAGGCTCGTCCGTATCACTGGCGGTCTCATCTGAGCCATCTTCAATCAGAACCCCGCGAGGGGCTCCAACAAAAGAGGCCGCACTGGGTGCCTGGGCAACTGAGCGAAAACTCGCACCAGAATTGCTGGCACCACTGTCTGAACCCTCCAAAGGGTCATTCACAACGAGCTCTCCAATTCCTTGTTCGAGAACGAATCCTTCGTTGTTGTTATTTGATTCTGGAACTCCCACATATCCATGCCACTGAATCCACCAAAGAACCATCGAGTCCGGTCCTCCTTCTTCCTGATGGCCCTTAGAACACCAGGCCTCATTGCAATGACGGCAAATCGGGATCACATCAAAGGACTCTCTAAAATCAACTTCGTAGTGCTTCGAGGTATGATGAACAATCCTCGCAATCGGAACAAGCTCTCCAAAAGACTTTTCCAAAAACACAAACTTTCCAAAGTCAAGATGAGTGAGCAATCCAAAGGATTTCTTCAAACTCTCCGTTCGCTGGGTTAATTCCGTCGCCATACGATGTAACTCCCACCCCTGATGTTCGTCATCCTGAATCAAGTACCATCCGCTAGTATCTTCTGGCTTGTAGCGCGCAGGCAGGCGCTCCTTGAATTCCATGTCACAAAGGTGTAGATCCGTGTTCAACAACACCAAATGGTTTTTGAACAGTCGTGCAACATGTAGGAATTGGGTTCTCGCTTCTTCGGCCTTTGGTGGAATAGGCATCCAATTCTCCCCTTCACGTTTGAGATTATGAATGATGGAGTCCACACATGCTTCCAATTTCTTAACACTTTCCCCAATATCCCTCCACTTGTACTTGAGGGTGGGAAAAAGCTCGTATGTTGCGGGGTCTTTCAACGTGAGACTCGTCTTGTATTTCCGCTTTTCTCCTTTTTGTTCTGATCCTGATGAATCTGATGATTCACTTCCTTCCAATCGCCCGGTAGCAATTGTCGCGTTCCGCAAGATTCGAAGATTTTGTAAACGCTGAGCGGCCAATTGATCTTGGGTCAAGAACATAGGTTCTGACGGTGGTGATGGAATTGGTGTTTCTTCTACTGTAGGCGAAAGCACTGGAAATTTTCCATCAGTCGCTTCTCTCGTGACGATTGTGTTGTAGTCAAGTCTGTTGACAAACTTGTATCCTCCAAACCAAAAATCATCGTGGGCCGACAAGTACATAATCGTTTTGCTCGCATAGCGCTGTTGCACCGAATCGTACGAGTCGATCACGACCTGACTTCCATAGTCGTCGAAAGAATCCGAGTCTGATCCAATGGTAAAGAAATCGTTAAGCCCAATGTTCCCTAGAGAAACGCTGCTCGTTTGGGCTCCCCCAGATGCAAGCATCAATCCTGACGTGGCTCCAAAAGCGGGGTTTACTCCAAACCCTACCTGGTTGGCATAAGAGGCGCAAGGCTGTGGAACTTGTCGAATCTGTGTAATGTCAGTGTTTGAAACAATCATCGCTTGGAGTCCTCCTCCCCAATAAGAGAACATCGTAGACATTCTCTGCAAATGTTGGTCAGGTAAATATTTTACTGCTGAAAAGGCTCCAAAATTAGGAAGCAGATAATTCATCCGAATTGGAATCGGAGGAACCGGATCTGTATTGTCGTCCTTATAAAAGATCGTCGCTTGACTCCTCCGCAAAAACTGTGACATGCCGTAAATCTCTTCGGCATCAGTATGAACCTTTGCCGAGTCTTGAATATCTTCTCCCAAAACCATCACGCGCGTCGAATTGAGCCAAAATGATTGCATTGTTGACCCCGCCTCAAGAAGCGCCGTTGTAGGAGCATTTGTTTTCCTATTCCAATTCAAACCAACCATTGGTCCAAATAGACGAAGGCGATGGGCTCCATCGAGATCTCCCGGATAGTAACTTTTGAAAACTACAATCTCCGCTGTTTGTGGAGAACCCACGGGACTCACGAAAGGTGAATAAACCATCATCTGCACACGTCCAGGTGAAATAGACAACGCTGTGTTAGGGTTTGGCGGTGTAACCTTGGCCTGTTCGTATCTTCCTGTAAGCATAAGACTTTTGTCTCGCATTTCGGCAACTCGAAACTCCAGAACATTAGATTCTCCAATCTCCCACAAGATGTAAGGATATTCCATGAGCCTGCTGACTGTTGTTGGCAAGGCATCGGTAGAAGGGATATACCCAACAACGATCTTCGCTTTCTGAAAAGCATTCTTGCTAATCAAAATCTTGTAGCATTGTGAACCAGCCCAAAATGCAGCTTGTTGCGCTATCACACTAATAGGGTGCGGGTCAATAGCCACTGCATTTGCTTTGTCCAGTATCATTTCCATAGAGATGTCTTGAGTCCAAAGTACATGCCCTGGAGCATCCGTCGCAGCAATCTGAAAGACATCAGCAACAGCCCAAATGGCTCCGAGATAGGAAACATTCATTTCATGACCATCTTTGAGGTCAGCATGAGATGATGTCTTAATCATGCCAGGTGTCAAGGACGCTGCTGAATAAGTGTCATTGTGGCGGGAGGTGGTCGGATAATAATACATTTCCTCTTCCGCACCTTCAAGCGGATCATTCACAACAGTTCCAACAATTGCTGGGACGGCCGAATCAGCCCGTCGTGGCACGGCAAATTCACATCCTTCAAAACTCAAGTTAATGGTAACGGGAATTGTTTGCGCATTTCCTTCAGGTGCAGCCAATGGTGCAAGAATCGCGATGACAAGGCTGCCCATACTCAAAAAGGTGTTGTACAAAGGATTTTCTTCTCGCAGGACAGAAACATCATACCAAGTCCTCGGATAAATCCAAGGAATGACAAAACATCCCTGCTCTCCTTGAGCAGCAAACAATTCGACTCCTTTCCCGGTGTTCAAAATTGTCTTAATATTGCCGACGATGTTCGAAGTTCCCGGAACCCAAATGGCTCTCAGTATACCGGCATAAAACTGGTTCGTCTGCATAAAAACGCGAATAATCGCGTTTTTAAACCGGAAATACTTGAACTGCGCGATCACTGTGTTAATATAAGGATCGAATTTCCGAATCATTTCTTCCATCGTGTCAAAATAGAGAGAATCGCCGTAAGAGGCTGTGGCAGCCCATTGGACTGTCTGAATTGGTCGGGGTCGAGTCATCAATCTAGCATAACTCCAACTGAGCTCTGCCTTTCCAGGCAATGTACCTACATCAATCGGGATATCAACGGTAGGTTCCAGATCGACAATGGAAGTATCTGGACCAGGAGTTTCCTCGTCTCCTTCTAGCCCAAAAGTCACAACATGTTCAATAGCGCCAATTAAGTCGCCCCAAAATCCTCTGGTCTGATCCTTCTTGGTAGTGTTAGAAAGACCCAAGGGCAAGCCGCGTTCGCGATTAATAACCCCAAACTGTTCTTCAGTGGGACTAGCTCCAACGAAGCCGGTTCCATTGAGACTCTGTTTTTCCGAGCCTCCCTGGACAGGGGTATAAATATCCTTGCCTGGTTCTCTACCCTGCTCGACGTCAAGTAAGTTCCTCTCACTCTCAACGCCGTCCGCCTTCCTCTCCAACGCAAGAGATGCCGAATTCCAAGGATCTAAATCACTAGACTCCGTATCACAAGTCTCCTGCTGTGCGTTAACGCCTTCCCAGAAAGCAGAAAACGCATCTTCGTTCTTGAAGTTATAGTTTGGCTGCATTCCAATAGGAAAGTTGTGAAAACCATGCTTGTTCCATATTTTGCGCTCCAACCTTGAAGCCTCGATTTCGGACTGTAAAGGGAAGGACCCAGTCGTAAATCCATAAGAATGAGGTTCGCTTTGGTAAGAAAAATCGTTATTCATTTGATATGACGCCATGGTAAATAGTAACGGGGGGTGGTAACTTTAAGGCCAGCTCCAAGACCACCAGTTTAAGGCAC